TTTAATAATTATATACTTTAATTATGAATATAAATAAAAGATTATTAAAAGAAATTAGAGAATTGTATATTCAACAAAATCAAAAAGCTTTATTAGATAACGATTATCTTATTTATTATGATGATATAAATATTAATAAAGTATATGCAATTATTCGAGCACCATATGATTCAGTTTATAGACATAAATTTATAAGATTAAATATAACTATTCCAGAAAATTATCCTTATTCACCACCAGACGTAACTTTTATAAATTACAATAGTGTTAGAATACATCCTAATATGTATGAAAATGGAAAATGTTGTGCAACAATTTTAAATACGTGGGGAGATGATATTTATGAAAAATGGACATCTAGTATGGGAATAGAAACAATTTTACTTACATTTCATTCATTTTTAGATTATGATCCGTATACATATGAACCTGGAGGTAGGGATGATCCAAGTTATACAGTATATGTTTTATATGAGAGTTGGTATACTTGTTTAATTAGATATATAGAAAATGAAAGAATATCAATATTTAATAAGTTTATAGCAAATTATATTGTAATTAATCTTCCAAATATAATTGATGATTTACAAAAATTAAATATAGATTATCCATTTGGAAATTATTATACAAGATGTTTTGAAGTAGATAATTATATAATTAATTATGATAGAATTTTATCTACATTACAATATTACTATAATTATTTAGAAGAAATAGCAAATAATAATTCTGAAGATTCATCAAATATAGAGTTATCAAGTTTAGATAAAATTGATAGATTTGGACAATATGAATGTAATATTTGTTTTGATACAGATTCTTTAGATTTAGAAAGTTATATATTACTCGATTGTAATCATAAATTTCATAAAAATTGTTTAAAAACTCATATTGAACAAAATAGTACAATTTGTTCTATGTGTAGACGAGAATTGATAGAAGATGAGTTGAAAAAATTAGATGGAGAGTACGAAAAAACAGAAGAAGAAATATGGATAATAAATCCTATTACAAAAAGAAGAATTAAAAAGGGTGGTAAAACATATAGACAATTAATTGATAATGGTATACTTGAATGAAACAAATACGTTTTTTAATATTTATATTTAAAAAATATAAATAATAATAATAATTAATGATTTAATCTTCTGTATATCCTACAACATCTCCTTGTCTAGATACAATTACTTTTAATTTTCTAGTTTTATTAAATTTCTTTTTTAATTTGTCAAGTTTTTCTTGATCATGATCAGCTTGTTCTTCATAATTTTGATTATAATGTCTACTATGATATTTCCAAAATTTAGGATGGCCTACTTTAAAATTTTTATGAGGTTCTGCTTTATACCAAAAAATTTGATCTTTCAAATCACTACTATTACCAGATGTTTTGATGACTAAACATTCATGATTTTGAGTGCATGCATCTAAAATATTACAAAAATGATCAAAACTAGGAATCATACCAGCATAAGATTCGTAAATTTTTTTTCTATTAGCAACAGATGGTTCATTAAAAATAAATACATAATCAATATTACTTCTTAATTCTGGAGGAATACCTTGAGCATATTGCATAGTTAGAATAAATAAAAAATTAAAGTGACGGCCATTAAAAAAAATACTTTTAATTGTTTTTTCCTTTTTCCAATTTTGAGCATCATGTAACATATCATCTAAAACAATAAACATATTATTTTCTGGTAATTTGCCAGTATCAGATTTTCCAGACATTTTAGATTCTCTAATTTTTCTTTTTTGTCTATTCATAATTGATTCAATTAATTCAGGATCATATTCAGAATGAATAAAGGCATCTGGAATAAAATCTCCAAAAAAAGGCGATGCTTCTTCTGTACCCGAAAACACAAGACCTGATGGGATATCGCGATGATGATAAAAAATATCACGAACAAGCCAACTTTTTCCAGACCGCCGTTTTCCTAAACATAATATAGTGGCATCTGGTAATATACTTTTGATTTTAAATTTTTTAAGTTCTAATTTTTCAAAATCATTAATAAGCATATTAAAATGTCAGTATTAATTTTAGTATAGATAATTGTTATTATTTAACAACGAATTACAAAAGTATTTGGAATAAAGTAATAAAAAATGAATAAATTTTAATCAAACATGTTATGAAAAAGTTTAAATTTAAGTATAAGTAAAAAAGTATGAAAAAAGTAAAATTTAATGATAAAATAAAAATTATATATGTAGATAATTATAAAGAATATAATAGAGAAAATTGTTGGAAAATGTCATATAGAACTGAAAAAATAATAAATTTCGATAATGTTTTTGTAAAATTATTTGGATTTATGATGTATTATTGGTAAATATTATTGGTAAATATTATTGGTAAATAGTAAAAATAACTTTTTTTCTGCCAACAAAGTCAAGTCATTTTCAGTGATTGTGATTAGGGTTCAATAAATAAAATTTTTTTAAATAATAAATGTAATAGTAAATTATTATTTAATTAGAAAAAATAATAGATGATAGTTACAGTAGATGTAGGTTTAAAAAATTTAGCTTTTTGTATAATGGAATGTGAAAATCCAAAAGAATTATCAACTTACAATATAAAATTATGGAATGTATATAATACATTAGAAACCCCAGTTTATTTATGTAAGGGAATTTTAAAAAGTGGAAAAACTTGTGGTAAACGATGTTTATATAAGTATCAAAATGGCGAATTAGAATTAGAATATACATGTAAATTACATTTTCCAAAATCACAAATAATAAAATCAAATAATCATTATAAACAAAAACGAGTGGATGAATATTTATTACAAGATATAACTAAAATTGTATTAACAAAAATGAATAGTATATTTGAAGAAAATAGTGACTTATTTGATAAAGTTACAAAAGTATTAATTGAACTACAGCCAAAAATAAACAATAAAATGAAATTAATAAGTCATTTAATATATGGTAAATTTGTTGAATTATTTATTAATAATCCAAAAACAACTATTAGATTTGTAAGAGCTGCACAAAAATTAAAAGCTTACAAGGGTCCAATTATAATGTGTAATTTAAAAGGAGCATATGCAAGACGTAAATATTTGTCTATACAATATACAAAGTGGTTTTTAAATAATAAATTTAGTAAAGAAGAAAAAGAAAAATGGCTAGATGTATTTTTATCAAATAACAAACAAGATGATTTAGGAGATGTTTTTCTAATGGCAATAAATGGTTTTAATTAACTAAAGAATTATTATAACAAAATACATACCAAGATGACTTGGAAATTTTACAATTATACGAATAAAAATAATTACAAATAATACTATAAGATAAATCTAACTCTTGATAACTTTCGTATACAAATGAAGAATAATCCAATTGTTTTGGTATTTTTAAATTGTAATTTTCATATAAGTGTTCATATAAGAATAATAACAAATCTTGAGATTTAAGATTATCTAAAAAATATGGATTATATGCAAATTTTACTTTAAACTCATAAAATATATCTAAAACATTATCAAGATGAATAGAAATAAATTTATCAAATGAACATACTTTTTCTATATCTTCAGATGATGATGATGAATTATAATCTTCTTCTTCTGACATATTGTAAATGAAATGTTGTTTTTGTTTTAATTGTAAAATTCTTAGATAAAAATTAACTAAAAAGACTTAAAGTTGATTAATTTTCAATTATTTTAAATTTTTATTTTTATTTTTATATAAATTAATTTTATTTTATTATTATATATTAAAAACAAAATGAATGGACTAGTAAAATTAATTAAGTCTAATAGATTAGTTCAACTTGTTATTGTAATTGCTATTGTAGGAGGTATTTATTATTATATGAAAAACAAAGAAGCTCTTGAAAACATTGAAGAAGAACCAAAAGTTCCAGAACCAGAAAATGTCGAAGAAGAAGCTGCAAAAGCTGAAGAAACAAAGATTAACGAATTAGTTGCTGGTAAAGATCAAGTTAAAGCAGAAGATCTTCTTCCTCAATATGATGACGCAAATGAATTTGCAAAGGAAAATCCTGTTTCTAAACTTCTTAAGGAACAAAATTTTCTTGTTAGTGGATATCATGTAGGTGTTAATACTGTTATGCAATCAAATAAAATTCCTTATCATGATATTAGATCATTACCTCCAATTCCAAAAGAAAGTGTTGGACCATTTCTTGAAAGTTCATATGAACAGAGTCCTGCTCAAATGAGACGTTTTTTTGAAATTGGTGCTTAATAAATATATACAAATAATGCGAAAACTTTGGTGATAGAATTTAAGAAGTAATTATTTTTTTATTTTATAAAAAAATAATTAACTAAGATTTTTTTGATAAAGCACATGTTTTACTTTTTGGAGAACAAGTTGCACGAATAGATTCATATTGTAATAAGACATCTATGAATGGAGGGCTTTTTTTTGTGCATAAATTTTCTTTTTTAATTTTATCTAGTAGTTTTGTATATTCCTGTTTTGAAATTTTTTTCGATTTGTATTGTTTATCAAGTTTTTTCTTTTCACGATTCAAACATTGTTTTTCTTGTTTTATTAATTTTTTATTGACTTTATCTTTTATCAAATATAACCAATTCATTAGTTGAAGTCTTCCAGTCATAAAATTTTCAATTGGTAATTCTTTGTAAAATTGTTTAAAAGATTGTCTACAAAAAATACATGGCATAGTATAACACAAGTTTTCAAACATGTTT